GTTTATTTTTAGCGTGAACATGACCTGTTGCGCGACTCTTTTGCCAAATCCATGAATATTTAAATAAATTAAAATTAGAAGATACTAAAGCCGCGCTAAATGGTAATGACGCTGTTAATACAAAAGTTGCCGTATGCTTTGTGATTCTTATATATTCAGACCACATTTTATCAAATGGTAAAATTGCGTCCCAATTGCAAGCAGTCGTTCCATATGGCAGATCACACAAAATCATATCAATTACACCATCTGGTATTTCTTTCATCGCGTCAAAGCAATCTTCCCAATAGAAACGACCATTTTTTAAATCTTGGAATTTCAATAGTGTAATCCTCGTCTAGTACGTTCCCAATAAATAAATCTATGCCATCCCCACCAATAGGGGTTGGCAAAAGAGTGTCTTATTATTAAACTCTTCCCGCGATTACTGCTCGTGTCACATCCCCAAACGCCTTTATACAATTCATTCCATTCGGCCCTTTAGCAAAGAAATCAATTTTCTTAGCCCATGGTTTAATTTCTTGTAATTGTGATATGGAGAATACAATATTAGGAGGAATCCCATAGCAATCATAGCTAGCGCCGACATTATCATTCCCATGACTATAAATTTTATTATCCCTAGTATAAGCCCATCCATCAGAGCTAAACTCCTCTATTGCATCTAATGCATCCCACAATCCATCAGGTATTGCAAGCGGCGAACATGGTGCGTCTAATACCGAAAACACGTCAGGCCATTTTTGAATGAATAGCTGACTTTTAATCCAGGCATCATCTTCGAGATAAATTGTGAAGCTATTATTTGAGTAGCCGAATGCTTTGAATTTCTTCGTGTCGGTTGATGGTAGCGCTTTAACCGCCTTTAGCAAGATTTTGGGCAGCATTAGTGTAGGTGTGTCGATACCGTGAAATGCATCCAAGATCACCTTTCGATCGGTTGTAACTACGGAGCCTCTCTGTAAAAGTACAGAGGCCGTCAGAACGTTTTCGTCGTCACCTCCTAGTGGGAGAGCGGCTAAGAAAGCAGCCTTCAGGCGGTCGTCTAAAGCCGCTACAGGAGGATCAGGAAAAGTGCGAGGTAAATTCTCAGGAGGCAAGCAAGGTACGAGCGCTCGAAATTTATCTGACTTGATTGCGATGCTTTGATCCATTTGCGTGATTGATAGATTTTGCCCACATTTAGATAATGCAGCTTGTAACAAGTGAGCATTCGGACAAGCATAAAGGTCTTCTTTAATTAACTCGCCCATGCCGATGACTTGATTGTGGGCAACAGCTAAACCATCTTGCAATAGGATGTGTGTTTCATGGATTGAACCATTTGGTTTTAGAATGGTTGATAAAGCTTTGACGGAGGTTAGGAGTGGAGATAACTGTGGGGATTTGGGACGTTTCATAGATATTTTAAGGTATCTTCAATAGATGAAACAGTTATTACACCGGGCAAATGATGAAACACGGCTTCCCAACCGCCTACATTTATCAGAAGCTTTCCTTTAGCATAAGCATATCCAAATTCAATATGTCTGCCTCCTCCTGTAAATAAATCACCTCTGTTGTGAGTTTTAGAAATCATAATATCACAAATATCGATATCACTTAAATCTTTTAATGCTTCTGATTGATGCTGTTCAATAGAAATAGTCTCATTAGCTAATAACCATCTAGAAGTTATAAAATGACCATGATGCCTTAAAAATTGTGCCCATTGCAACATGACAGGTTGTTCATCGAATTTTGCAGCTAAATAAATATTCATAGTTTCACACTCAAATTTTGCTTTTCTGATGTGGCATTAAAAGTATTTCTTAAAGCTTGAGATAGATCGATTTCATATTCCATAGCTAGTAAATCAACACAAATTAAAATATCGGCCAATTCTCCCGCGAGCATTTCTTTAGTCGTTCTAGAACCTTTAATATTTAAACGTTCTCTTTCTAGCTTTTTGACAATATTTAAAGCTTCACCGACTTCTCCACCTAATTCAGTAGCTCTAAAAAGCGGAGTAAGCTTTTTATCAGGATTCCATTCTTTGTCACGTCTAATATTAGCATCTCTTAATTTATCTAAATCTAAGGCATGATACATTTTTATTTCTCCTATTAAAAAGGCAAAAAGTCATGGAACTTACAACCATTTACGATAGTTTTAGCTGGCGGTTGCTCATTAAACTTTTTACAAACTTCTTTTATTTCATCCCAATGCATACATTGTAAACAACTTCTATCTTGTGCCCATCGTTTAAATGTTTTGATTAATTCTTCATCGGTCATTAAATAAAGCCTTTATCTAATGCAAGCCATTCTGGCATTGTAAATGTCCCATCATCATTATTTTCAACATATTGTTTAGGCACCCATGTTTTTACATCACTAGGAACAGTATCACCTTTTTTAATTTCTGTTCTGCCATCAAATAAAAGATAGGCTTTGTCTGTTTCATGACATAGTTTAGCAGCGATATCTATTAGATCACTTTTGCTAGAATGTTGCATTTAAAACCTCCGGGAAATTGCGTCCTGCTACCATTTTATTCAAATGCACTCTTATCTGCCGTGGAGCACGAAGTTGTGAAATATGTTCTATACATTGATCAGTCGTATCAGGCAACTCACTTGTATGACGTTGCCGCCACCAATTAGCAAAAAACTTCCTAGCTTTAATATTCTCTGGAAAAACACCTTCCTTAAATGATTGCATTCCGCAGAAATACGTCGCTACGATGTGGTTTTTCCCAGCCTTTTGTTTCTTCGCATAAGTCACATAAGTTACATCAAATGTTTCAATTTGTAAAGCCTCTGGTGCAGTTGTGCGAATTAATTCCTCAGTGCCAGCGCGTTCTACAATCTTTATTTTAAATTCGAATGGTGCTCCACAGCTATCACAGCGAACAGCTTTGATATGATTATAAACACCACACGTATCACAGATTTTAATTGGAACAGTGCCTTCTTTGTCGCCTTTCTTGCGGGGAATCATCGGATCATTTATGCAACCTAATCTAGGAACATTTCCAGCATGATCTAGCACCAAGCAATCATTTTTGTGGGTAGCAATTCTTCCTCCGCGACCAAGTTTTTGCACATGTAGTGGGACGCTTAACGTGGGCCTCAGATCGTCAATTAAATCTATCCCTGGATGGTCAAATCCTGTTGTGAGTTTTCCGTAATTGACAATTGCTCTGAGTTTATAAGCTTTAAAATCTTTAATTGCAGCGTCATTATAATCTGCATCCTGTTTGGAATGCACAGAGGCACAGTCAATGCCAAGTTGAGTAAGCATTGATTGGATGTGATTCGCGTGGTCAATTCCACTTGCAAAGATGAGCCATGATCGGCGGTTTTGTCCATAATAGCAAGTTTCCTGTAAAGCTTTCCAAGTGATTTCGTCTCTGTCAACTTCATGTTGTAATTGGCCGCTAGAAAATTCACCTTTTTGAATAGTCACATTTGAAACATCTAATTTAACTTTAAGACGACTTGGCGCAATATGTTTACAAATATAGCCATCATGAATTAGCTTATTATAATTTTCCATACTAGTTAGGTCATGAACAATATCTGTAAATAATCCTCCATCAGTTAATAGACCTTGCCCCATACGATAATGAGTTGCAGTTAAACCTATTATTTTTAAATTTACATTAATCTTTTTGAGCATAGCAATAAATGAAAGATACATTGAAGCATCTTCTTGGCTCACTAAATGTGCTTCATCAATAAATGCCAAATCGCGATGCCCAAAATATTCTGGATGACGATACATACTTTGTACACCACCATAAATAATTTGCTCGAATATGTCTTTTCGTTTTAATCCTGCCGAATAAACGCCAACTGGCGAATCTGCCCACACTTCTTTTAGCTTTTTATAATTTTGGTCAATTAATTCCTTGACATGGGTTACCATTAGAAAGCGTTCATTGCTGAATGATTTTAATGTGCGTCGAATAAATTCGGCGGGAACTAATGACTTTCCAGTGCCGCAGGGCCAAGCGAGCACAGGATTGCCTTTATGATTCATAAAATATGACCATAAAGCTTGCAAGCCCTCTTCCTGGTATGGGCGAAGTTCAATCAATTTACTTTATTTCCAGTCTTAGCTTCACACCATTGCTTAGCTAATTCGTAAGTTTTTATGCAGCCGCTTCTCATATTAGAGGTATTAGCATAAAAACAATATTCATTACCCACAAATTGTTCAATTGTTGCTAACCAATTTCCGTCTTTATCTTCTAGTGCTTCATAGCTTATATAATCTTGTTGTCTTTCAGGATTTGGATGCTTGCTCCAATCGATCTTTTTCCATTCTGCCTTCATATCGGCACCCATTGCTCACACCCTCGCGCTATCCAGTCCTTAGGAATTTCCGAATTAAATCTAGAGCAATGCCACAATCCTCCATCAACAGCACTAGCCTGCCTACAACTCCTACAATTCCGCTGCGGCACAGCATTAAAATGGCAAACATCTTTCGCAAAGCAATACGAACAACTGAAAAAACTTGGATTATCACTAATACGTGGCGGAGGTTCATTCGCTTTTATAATTTCTTCTGCTTTCTTCTCAAGCTGCGCCGCTCTATCCCAATCTAATTTAATCACCGCAACTTGGATATCATCATCGTTTTTATTCTCTGGAAAATAAATTCCGTACTGAAGTTTTAGTTTCCAGCCATAGCAATGCATTTGGTCTAAGTGAATAGGTTTTGCCTTAGCTAATCCGTTTTGTATATAATAGGTGAATGATTTAGTGTTGTGTGTTTTACATTCAAGTAGAAAATTGTGCTCGCTCCAAGGAGTATGAACGATGCCATCGCAACTACCCCCATAATGACCCAAAACACCGGGGACTTTGAATTGTTTTCCATTTTCATCAAACCTTGATACGCTACAGCCGATACCTTCAAGGTAATTTACATACTTTTCTTCTTCGCGATGACCACGTTTAAATAAGCGCAACATGCGACCGTCGAATATTTCAAACTTAACCCAACGAAATTTATAATAGAGCTTTCTGGCGCAAGGCTCGCCAATTTCAGAGATGCCTAGATGAGTACGAGGTTCAGGATCGGATAGGGTTTTAATGCTCCACTCTTCTAGACCTTCTTCGATATTTTCTTTGATAGATTGCAAATCGGATTGGGTTAGGTCTGTGGGCATTAAACTATAGCTTTTGGCTTAGAATGAAATTGAGCACGAATTAAAGCTGTCTCCCATTCTGCTTTATAATTTTGCTTTGATTTGGTTTCAATGATAACATCTTTTGAATCAATTGAAAAATCTAATCTATTTTGAATAAATTCAACAATAGCTTCATATATATCTTCTTGACTAAGTTCTATTAGAGCTTTCATTTTAAATTCTCCAATTAAAAATTAGGACTGCTGCTGGTGGTCCCTTGAACAGCAGCCCTAAAGTTGTTATATTTTATTTACTTTTCTTAAAATGTAGCAACTTTCATGCATAAGTTGTCTACTTAGCAGCTCATTCGTCAATGAACGGATTATGCCTAATTACCGTATTGGAAGGGCGATCTATCTTCCAACATTTATTGCCGCTGGACACGTTAATTAGTTTTCCCTGCATGAGCTAATTTTTATTAGTTAGCTCTTCCAAGGCGGATTAGCCGCACTCGCACCTTGCTGCCATCCGCCAGTCTGTGCAGTCTGCTCCTGGTTGCCTTGCCCTGCACTCCCAGCCCATTGATTAGCGGGAGGCTGCACAGGGTTCGGATTTGGATTAAACCCGCCAGCATTCACTTGTGGGCCGTTGGGGGCTGCTCCTGATTGCTGTTGGCCAAATCCACCGTTTTGCTGAGCTTGCGGCGGAGCCTTCCCCGGCTCATTGCCAGCCTTGTCGTAAATCTTCTTGACTTCAACATAGCCGCCAGCAGGCTTTTCAGCAGATGGTTCTTGACCCTTCTGAAAGCCAATATCCATCAAACCCTCAGCACCAATCAACGCAATGCCGTCATTCTTGAAGTCAATCATAAACCGACCAGTAGCATGGCAGAGTGCAGAGAATTGCCCTGCCGCAATCTCAACAGCCTTGGCGCTATTATTCCAAAGATTATAGCGATTGACTATTGATCCGGCAGGTGAAGTAAGTTCAACTGCAAACATTTTTCCAGACTTATCGGCAGTATCGACAACTTCAGTGTGGGTAATTTTAAATGGGAATTTATTTCCCACAGGATGGGCAGCACCACCTTGAGAGGGAGGGACTTGGTTGGCGTCGAAGATCGCGTTATATGGAGCCATTAGCTTAATACCTTTTCCAGTTTTGCTACACGAGTTTCAAGAGTTTTAATTCGTTGCGTGATTTGAGTTAAGTTCATTTTATAAGGTCCGACAGCCACACCGGGCTTGCGGCCTCGCTTGGCGGGTTTAGGCTTTTTCATCACCAACCACTCCCTGTTGAAGGAATTGGGGCATCTTTCCAATCGGCAGTTGATGCTGGGGATGCTTCGGCTGCTGCTGTTGAAGGCTTCGTCTCGCTAGGGCGAGGATCGTTCTCAATCTCAAGCGTTTCTTTATTAAGACGTTTGGTTAGATCGTGAATGCGGGCTGATCGTTCGGGAGTTGCGTCGCTGTACATCTTTTGCAGATGCATTTCAATTACAGCCTTCAATTCATCTTCAGTTAAAGCTACTTTCCATGTTTTCATTCTTCAGTTTCCTTATTTGAATTATTCATAAAATCAAAAAACTTTTGAGCTACAGCTAGAATATCGTCTTCACCTATATCGTTATGTTTGCCCACATCAATCGCCATTGCTAAAGCGATTTCCCTAAGTTCTTCATCTGATTTCATTTTAAATTTATCCCATCGCTTTCGTGATTAATTTTCCAAAATGAGGTTCTTCAAAGTCTGCCAGTGTACCTGTTCGATTTCTAGCGATCACATTATAACTTCCATTGCATTGAAAGGCTAGTTGTTCTCCTATATTTGGAATTGAAACTTTAGCAATACGCAAAACACAATCATATTTGTGCGGAATTTGTGTAGGCAAATATTTTCCAGGAAAATAAGGACGCCTCATTCCATCAGAAGTTATTTCTTCTTTGGCAATTAAAAACATATGCTTTTGAGGCATGAAATATAAACGCTCAAGATATGGATAAACATAATCTGCCATGTCGCCATATTGAGCAAGTCCGTGCTTACTTTTGCTTTCGGTTAAGCCGATGTCACATAGTTGACTGATGCTATCGATCGCAAGAGTGTCAAAATTCTTAGCTTCGGCAGATAATTCGAACCATTTCATAAACTCGTCCACCTTCGCCTTGGTTGGCGCAATCCAAGTTGGTACTTTGCTGGTCCTCATAGATAAAAGTCCCGGCTCTGTGGCTAATAAAACTGGTCTAGGACAAGTATTCACAGTTGGTGTTTTTGCCGATCCTGGAGGACCGTAACAGATCGCTTTAACGCCGAAGGAGGTAGCGAATAAACGTGCTTCTTTCAAATCGTGAATATTCACGCAATCAATCCATTTTCAATTTTTAATTGCCCCATTTCAATTTGAATTTTGCGGCGATCAATTTCTTGTTGACCTTGATGAGGCATGTATTTATTTGGACTACGTGTATTACGCTTCTTAGTTTTTAATTGAAAGTGGCGGGCACCTTTAAATTTCCCGCTAATACTTTGCCGCGCTCTTGTCATTTACTTCTTCCCCTTAACTTTCGGTTCCTTGATTAACAACGTCGGGCTTGCTTCTTCCACCACCATAAATTCACTAATTATCTTGATAGCATCCTTAGCGAACGCACTTCCGCTTTTGGCAGCTTCCTGAAGCACCCGATATTCAGTGAGTAGGAAAGATACTTCCCATTTTACTAAGCGCTCAGCAATAAATGGTCCGCTATTCCCTAAAGCAGCTAGTTTACTCAAACCAGCTTCAACAGTATCGATGTCTTTCAAATTATAATTGTATTTAATACCTGCCTTAGCTTCAAATCCAGCCCCTAATGGAATTGTGTTCATTCCTTCGTGCTCAATAGGATCAGGCACTAGAAAGCCAACACAAACCTTTCGATACTCCATTTCCAGTGCTTTGTATGTCTTGGCTTGCGCTTCAACATTCTGCCATAGTAGAAGCATGCCGTCTTTGTCTAAGCTTAGACCAGCATTACTAAGAGCAGTCTTCAGTTCATCGGTTAACCATTCGGGAGTATAGGTCCAGGGGGATTGCGAGTTCATTTATTTGTTACCATATTTTCAGGCC